ATTTCGGGGTACGCGGTGAAAGTGTTACCATTGTCCAGCAGCAGCCGCAAAATGATCTGAACGCGCGAACCAAACTGACCTTGCCCGCCGGCGCGGATGTTCGCCTGAATGACAAAATCGTGGATTGCAAAACGGGCTACGCCTACACGGCAGAGATCCCGCGGAACATTCGAGACCACCACATTTTCGTTTATATTAAACGGACGGATGTGCAAAAGGCCCTGTAATGTCCGCGGTTACATTTGAGCTATCTGAGTTCCGCGATTTTTTCTCCAGGTGCAAAAACGCTGCCCGCGGTGAGTTCAAAAAGGAGTGCGAACAGTACCTAGAGGCGCTAGGCCAAGAGTTCCTTAGAATTCTTGAGGACGAAATCATAAGGCGCAAAGTCATGGATACGCGCCTATTACTGAACAGCTTTCACAAAGACAGTGAAAGCAATGTGTGGATCATCAGCGATGGTGGCCTCACCCTTGAGGTGGGTACCAGCGTCAAATATGCAGGATATGTCAATGACGGCCACTGGACGGTCAAAAAGGGACAGAAGCAACGCTTTATTCCTGGCTTTTGGGATGGTGACAGTTTCACCTACGATCCCAACGCTGAGGGCGGCATGCTCCTGAAACAACAGTGGGTACCGGGAGCGCATTACTGGGAGGCCGCGCTGCGGATCCTGGATGCCATGCTCCCATCCCTCCTGGATGCTAAGCTCCAGGAATGGCTTGACCGATATTTCACATAGGAGGCAGACGATGCTTGAACAGGAAATTGCAAGTGTGATCCGCTTTGTGCTTGATAGCGCAGGCAATCCAAACCCGTATTACTATTCCGTCCCGGAAAGCTTCATCGTGCCGGCTGTCTATTTTCCCTCCCCGGAGATCAACACCGGCGGGGAAACATTTAGAACCTACCGCATGGAGTACGCGTGGTACATCACATTCCACCACAAGACCTCCGAGGACGCATATCGGCTTGCCCAAGCCGCGCTGACTGCCATTATGGGCCGCAGGTGCCTCATTCCCCTCATTAAGGAAAACGGCGAATATGCCGGGAGGGGCCTGCGTGTGAATAACCCCTCTATTAAGCCTCTTGATACTGGGGTGTATCAGCTTGCCTTATCGTTTGTGAGCCGGAGGCCCTACGATGCAGAGCAAGTGGAAAAGATGCAGAGCTACGAAGTGGAGGCTTTTCTGAAAAGCCCCGATGAGGCAGCCGTGCAAGCGGCAGTAGCAAAGTATCTCTCTGATGGTGCGGGGTGAGCGCCCCGCACCTTGCCTCAGAATGATTTTTAGCCATAAGGAGGTATTTAGATATGGCAAAAACAAATGCGGCTCCCACCGCCGCAGAAACCCCCGCCGTAAAGTACCAGCTTAGCAGGCTGCGGGACAATGCCGTTAAGATTTTCGGCGTGTCCACCAGCACCTTTGCGGGTGCTACGGCAAAGCTCCCCGATGGTGAATACACCATTGAGGAAATCAAAAACACTATCAAAGTGTGGAAAAACAAGGAGGTAAAGTAACCTATGGCAAGCGGCACTTTTGAAAAGGGTACCGGCGCGGTTCGTCCCGGTACCTATGTCAACTTTGTTGGCACCCAGCAGAATACCATTGCGGGCAGCACCCGTGGCGTGGTTATTCTGCCCCTTGCAGGCACCGACTACGGCCCTGCAAAGAAGTTTATCACTCTGACTGCTGCGGCACCTGACGCGGCCCGCGCCGAGCTGGGCCACAGCATCTATGACAACCACAAGGCCATGCTGCAGATCCGGGAGGCTTTCAAGGGCGCAAGCTCTGTGATCGTCTATGTCCTGGCTGAGGGCAAGACTGCTGCTACCGGCAAGAGCGCCGGTCTGAGCGCCACCGCAAAGTACAAGGGTACCCGCGGCAATGCTCTGGCCTATGCTGTCATTGCCAACCCTGCGGGCGGCTTTGATGTGGAAGTTTCCCTGGACGGCGCTAAGGTGGAGCTGTTCGAGGGTGTGGCTGACGCTGCGGCCCTGGCAGGCAGCCAGTACATCACCTTTGCTGCAGGCGAGGGCGCGCTGGCCGCAGTTGCTGGTATCACCCTGGCAGGCGGCGAAGATGCCGCCAACACCAACGGCGATATTACCGACTTCCTGGACGGCGCAGAGGGCCAGTCCTTTGATGTGCTGTGCTTCCCGTTCGCGGATGAGGATCTGCATGCTTCCCTCAAGACGAAGATCAAGTACCTCATCGAAAAGGTGGGCAAGCCTATCCAGGCTGTGGCTCCCAACTTTGCTGCAGACTATGAGGGCATTATCAATGTCACCAACGGCTATGCCCTGGGTGACATTGAGCTGGATGCTACCCAGGCCTGCGCTTTTGTTGCCGGTGTAACCGCCGGCGCAAGCAAGACCACCAGCAACACCTACCGCACCGTTGACGGCGCAACCGGCGTTGTGGGCGTAAAGACCCACGAACAGGCCGTTGCTGCAATCAATGCCGGTGAGCTGTTCTTCTCTGTTTCCGAGGCCGGCAATGTTGTTATCGAGTACGATATCAACAGCCTTGTGACCCTGACCAAGGATCGCGATGCTTCCTACAAGAAGAACCGCGTTATGCGTGTGTACAATGAGTATCTGAAAGCCCTGCAGCTCAACTTCCCTCCCAATCGTTTTGATAACAACGAGGACGGCTGGCAGGCTATGGAGGGCATTGGCCGCACGATCCACAAGCAGTTCGGCCCCCGCGCCGATGGCGGCGATGGCGCAATTCAGAATATCGACTACGATAACGATTTCAAGGTTGATCGTGAGCTGTCCAAGGGCGATCAGACTTTCTTCAATGTCGGTATTCAGGCGGTGGATTCTGCTGAAAAGCTGTACTTCACCGTATCTACCCGTTAAGGAGGTAAAACGCAATGAGTGCTATGCAGTATAACAAGTCCCCCATTTCCCTGAAAGAGGGCAAGGTTTTGATTGACGGCGTAGAGGTGCTGGATGCCGTGTCCTGCACGATCCAGTTTACCCCTACCGTATGGTCTGGCAAGACGCTGGGTGAGCGTACCAACAGCTCCCGCTGGCTGGGTTACGATATCACCGGCACCATGACCCGCCGCCGTTCCACTCCCTGGCTGGCTGATAAGATTGCCGAGTACAAGAAGTCCGGCAAGGCCCCTGAGCTGACCATCCAGGGCATTATGAACGATCAGAACAGTGACTACTTTGCGGATAACGGTGCCTACACCGTGACCGCCGTAGGCTGCGTTCTGACCGGCGCACTCCCCCTCACCGCGCTGGACAGCAACGGCGAGGTTGTGGACGATGCGATCAGCTTCAACGCTAAGGATATCGTCTAAGCGTCACTAATTCACACTATGAAAGCCCGCCCGGATCCCCGGCGCGGGCTTTCTCATTTTTTGTATAAAGGAGCTATGAACTATGGCTAAGAAAGACCTGAAATTTTTTATGCGTTCCGCTGAGCCGGAGGTAGTCACCGCACCCGGCCCCGCAACCTTTGTGGATGATGATGGCAAGGTTATTGAATTTGAGATCAAGGTACTGTCCCAGTCCGCGATCACGAAGATCAATAACGCCTACCGCAAGCGTTCCATCGCCACCGACAAAAAGGGCAACCCCCTGGTTATGAACGGTGAGGTTGTGTGGAAAACCGAGCGTGACGCAAATCGTGCTGCCGCCCACATGATCGTGGAGGCCCTGCAGTACCCGAACCTGAAAGATCCCGATCTGATGGCTCACTACAACTGCCACGATATTACGGAAATGCCCGCGCTGGTATTCTCCCGCGCTGATGAGTTCTCCCATGTTACCAAAATCGTTATGGCTGCCCTGGGCCTTGGTCCTGGCTCCGAACCGGAAACCAATGACGAAGATACGCTGAACGATGCAAAAAACTGATCTCCCGCGAGGGTAGCGTAGAGTGGTGGGCGCATCTCCTGTGGCAGAGGCACGGCCTCCGAATGGAGGACTTTGCCGATATGCCCAGGGAGCGGCAGTTATTCTACATTGCGTCCGAGCAATACGCAGCAGAACACCCTTGCGGGAAAAGTAAGTAACATGAGGAGGTGAACCCATTGGCAGATTTAACCGCGAAATTTCGGATGATAGACGAAATGAGCAGCAAACTTGATGCCATCGGCCAGAGTGGTGACCGTATGGTTGATAACTTTGAACGGGCTGAAAACGCTATCAATTCCGCAGTGAACGGTGTTTCCTCCGGCGCTGGCGGTGCTGTCACAAGTATTGACGGTGTTGCCGCTTCCATTTCCGATGCCGCACAGCAGACGGATCACTGGACGGATGCGCTGGAGCATTATGACCAGGGCTTGCTTGAGGCTACCTACTCCACGCAGGAGCTTGTGGATATGGGCCTCAAATCCTCTAGCGCCATGGATGAGCTTGAGGCTGCTATGGCCCTGTGTGGTAAATCCGCTAAGCAACTGGAAGCGTCCCTTGAGAGCGGCGCTGCCTCCCAAAAGAACCTCACCACCGCCCAGCAGCATGCAGAAAAGGTCATGCGGGCATTGACGGATGCCGGAGGCGATACCTCCGAAGCACAGCAGAACCTCACCCGCGCAAGCGAAAACGCGGAAAGCGCCATGGAGGAGTTAGCTGCCGCCATGGATGAGGCGCAGCAGGCCACAGAACACTATAACCGCGTTATGGATTCTGGCACTCAGGACACTAGGGAGCTGGAGGCCGCCGCTGAGCGGGCCGGCCATGCTGCCGAGGCCCTGGCCGCTGCTAACGAAAAGGCAGCCAACGCAACGGATGAGCTTGCAAAAGCCACCGAGGAGGGCGCTGAGGCTGCTGAGGAAGCTGAGAAGTCCGGCAAGGATGCGGTTGAGGGCATTGCTGAGGCCCTGGCCGCTGCCGGCATTACCGTCATGGTGAAAGAAACTGCGGAGGCTGTCTATGAGCTTGCGGATTCTTTCTCCGAGGCAAAGAAAACCATCGTAGCATCCACCGGCGCAACCGGCGATGAGCTGGACGCACTGATGGCTAGTGCTGAGCGGGTGTTTTCTTCCTCCCACGCGGAGAGCCTGGATCAGGTTGCCGCGTCTATGTCCTCTGTTAAAAAGGCTACCGGGCTTGTGGGCGAGGAGCTGGAACGCGCCACGCAGTACGGCCTTGCCCTGGAAGATACCCTGGGTTATGAAGTGTCCCAATCTGCGAGAACCGCCAGTTCCTTGATGAAAAACTTTGGCCTAACCGCCGAGGAGGCCTACAACCTCATCACCATTGGCGCGCAGAGCGGCGCGGAT